GGATGTCGAAGCCGATGGTCACGCGCGGCTTGTCCCGGCCGCCGTAGAAAATTCCCTCGACCCACAGCCGGCAGTTGTTGCTGACGACGCTCATGTCGATGGCGATGTAATTCGGGGCACCGGCCGCGAAGTCGAACCCGCCGCCCACCACCGTCCAGCACGTCGTGCTCGACCCGCTTGACTCGAAATCGACCGAGCCATTCGGCGCCGCGCCGGCGCCAACTGGCTCGCCGGTGTGGCACAGCAGCAGGTTCCAGCCCTCGCGCAGATTCGTGCGAGCCACAGACCAGGTGTAGCTGACGTAGTTGCCGGCCGCGGAGCCGATGCGCAGCGTGATCCCGCTGGTGGCCGCCAAGCGGTGCGCGTAGACCAGCAGGGCAACGGTCTTGTTCGCCAGCGCGCCGGCAGCCAAGCCGCTGGCGAAGGTGCGGATGTTGCCGTAGGTCAGGCTGTTGCCGTCCACCAGGACTTTGCCGTCCACCAGGATCGCGGCGCCCTCGCGCCGGAACATCGACGGGCCGGCCGTGGTGTTGGCGGCGCTGACGTATGCCGCGGCGGCGTTCGGCGTGGTCAGCTCGGTCGAATAGGCCCAGGGGGCGGCGCTGAACTGGTTTGGGCCGGCCAGGCGCACCCAGGGTGACGGGCCATCCACAAATGCGGTGGACAGCGACTGGCCGTTGCTCAGGAAATTGACGGGATTCCTAGCCCCTGACACCAGGGCTTGAGTAGCCAGAGTCTGCTGCGGCGTCAGCACGCCGACAGAGCCAAACCGCCCGCCCGCGCTCGGCTCGGTGACAGTCCAGCCGCCAGCCCCCAGCGTGGCAAGCCCAGGGGAAACGCTGTTCGCGTCGGCCATTTCAGTTCTCCATCAGGGAATCAGGCGGCCTTGACCGAGCGCTGCATCGCAGTCTCGGCAGCCATGGTCTGCATCTGCTGGGCCTGCGCTGCCTGCTGCGCCTGCGCCTGCTGCTGCGCGCGCTGCTCGCGGAACGCGGCCAGCTGGTCCTCGTCGCGGATGACCTTGAGCGGCACGCCCAGTCCCTCGACGATCACGTCGACGGTGGCGTCGAAATCCACCTTGTCGAGCGCGGCGGCCGCGGCGGGCACGGCCTGGCCGAGGTTCGCCAGCGCGGTGAGGTTGCCCGTCATGCGCTCGACGGCGGCCACGTCCTCCTGCTTCTGGGCGCGGGCCAGCGGGTTGTTGTACTTGACCTTGAGGTTCTGACCGCCCAGGGACTCGGGCGCCATGCCGAACACGCCGGCGCGGTACATCAGCCCGAAGCAGCGCTCGACCAGCGGCGCCAGGTACTCGGCCTGCAGCCGGCCATAGATCGGGCCCAGCAGCTGGCGGATCAGGCCCACGCGCACGTGCACCTCGGTCGCGGTCATGGCCGGCCCGTCCTGCGGCTGCAGCTGGTCCGCCATCAGGATCTTGCGGATGGCCGCGTGGTACTGCGCCACGCGCGCGTCGGCCAGCTGCCAGTTGCCGCCCGCGCTGAGCTGCTTCATGGAGTCGACCGAGTTGGCGACGATAACCTTGCGCGGCCCGACCTTGACGGTGCGCGGGTTGAGCACGCCGTCGTCCTCGGCGATCCACATCCCCGCGATGGCCAGCTCGGCGTTCATGCGGTCCATGCGCAGGAACTCGTTGAGCTCGCGGGCGTCGGGCAGCGCGTCGAACATGGGGCCGATCGCGTACACGCTGTCGGGAATCACGGCCCAGCGCGGCACGATCACAGGCATCTCGTGGTAGCCGCTCTCGCGCAGCAGCTGCTTCGAGTCGACCTCGAAATGGCAGGAGGCGATCGGCAGGTTCTTGGCCAGGCGCGCGCCCACGGCGTAGGTGCTGCGCGGGTAGATCGCGTGGCAGATCGTCACCGGCGCGTCGGGGTCGACCTCGGCCTTCTTCGCCGTGTCGGCCGAGACCTTCTCGACGCCGAACTCCTTGACGGCCTGCTCGGCGGTCAGGGTGTACTCGCGGAACACGGTGTCGACCAAGCCGCCGGCCTTGGTGGTCGAGCAGAAGCAGCTGGACAGCGGCCACTGCGTGAAGGTGAATCCGCCGGCATCGCGGTCCACGTCGATGTAGAGCGCGAACCAGCCGGCGCCCACCAGGTCGAGCGCACACTCGAACGCGGCGGCATCGAAAGTCGAGGCGTGGATCTCCTCGTGGAGTTGCTTTCCCTTTTCGTCGAGCCAGCGACGGCCCTCGCCGTCGGCGCCCGTCACGTCGAGCAGCGCCCAGATCGAGCTCGACGGCGTGGCCCCCGAGACGATCGCCGCGGCCAGCGTGCGGCCGGCATCGGTAGCGGCCGAATGCAGCAGCCGGGACTTGCGGTCCATGGCCTGCTGCGCGTCGAGCGGAGCCCCACCGTCGAGGCCTGACGCGCGGATCGGGAACGAGTGATCGAAGCAGTCGCGCCACACCGACTCGTGCGGCTGGCGCAGCTGCTTCAGGCGCGTGAGGCGCTTGCAGAGGGCGTCGACTTGCGCGGTCATCAGACGGCCATGGCTCGGTCAGGGGTCTTCGGGATACCCACGCGGCCGGTGCTGCGCGAGCTCGCCGAGCCGGCGCCCAGTGCGGTGCCCGCGGCGTAGGCCGCCGAGGTGCCGGGGTAGTACGAGGCCACACGTGCCGCCGGTGTCGGGCCACCGGAAGCCAGGGCGGTCGCACCTGCGGCACCGCCAAGGGTGTCGGCGCTGGCGGTCGGGTCGCCCAGCTCGAGCGCGCTGCTGCGGCGGCGCCGGCGCTTCGAGTCGGCCAGCTTGGCGTTGGAAGCCACCTGAGCGGCGGTCTCGGCCTCGGCCGCCTTGCGGGCGTCCTCCTCCTGCTGCGCGCGCATCGCATCCTGCTGGCCGTGGATGGCCTTGCGCTGCTGGTCCGCGCTGTAGACGGACGTGGCGACGACAGCGCCGACGACGGCAGTTGCAACCCAGCTCATGACAGGCTCTCCAAGGGCTTGCCCTTCAGCGCGAGTCGCCGCGACTGCAGGGTGTGGGTGTCTTCGACCAGCGCGTCGGCCAGCGCCTCGACATCGCGCTCGTTGGTCGGGTTGAGGTGGACCGTCGTCCACCAGGTGTCGGCGTGCGCGTAGCCCACGCGCTTGGCGCCCGGCAGCGACGGCAGCACGTGGTAGCCGGTTAGCCGGCGCATGCCGGCCTCGGTCCACACGGTGATGTCGCCGTGAGCGATGTTCAGGTGCTCGGTCTTGTGCGAAGCCCCGGTCAGCATCGTGCCGGCCGGGATCAGGATCGTCCGGGCCACCAGGCCGTCGGCGAAGTGGTGCCACGTGTCGATGGCCACGCCACCACCCTGCGCCTCGACCTGCAGCAGCATCCCCTCGAGGGTCTGGATCTGCTCGCGGGTCGGGACGTTGGGCAGCGGCTGCAGCTCGTCGCCGTGCGCAGCGCGTTCTTCGCTGAGGGCCTGGCGCAGCAGCATGCTCAGCCCCGGCGCGCGTAGTAGCCGTCGGCGCAGAGGTAGCTCGTGACCGGCTCGGGCAGGCGCTTGTCGTCGATGGCCTGCTGCACCTGGGCCACCGTCATGCCGGCGGTGGCGCTGGCGGCCAGCTTCTCCTTGCCGTGCGGCGTCTCGGGCTCGTACACCACCTGCGGCAGCTTCGGGGCGGCCGCGGCGGCGGCGCGCAGCCGCTCGTTCTCCTCGGCCTGGGCCGCCAGCTGGGCCTCGAGCTCGGCGATCCGCGCGTCGGGATCGGCAGCAGCTTCGGTCGAGGTGGTCAACGCGGCCTGCTCCTGCGTCGCGGTGGTGCTGTCGTCGGCGGAACCGGCGGTGTCCGGTGCGGGTGCTCCCGGCGTCTGGACGGGCTGCGAGGCGGATCGACCCATGGCTTTCGCTCCTTTGCGGGTGGGTGGTGGGGATGAACCGGCGGTGTCCGGTGCGGGGGAATGGTCAGCGAGGCCTGCGGGCGGTTTCCAGCCCGGGACCTACCTCGCGTGTGCCGACAGCGGGCGGCGATCGACAGGCGCGAAGATCCGGGCCTTCCCGGTGAGACGAACCCAGCGGTCGAGCAGGCGCTCGCCGTCGCCGTGCTTGGGCTCGCTGCCGTCCATCCAGCCGCGCAGCGTGCCGCGCGCAACGCCGAGCGCGGACGCCAGGCGCTCCTGCGAGCACGGGACGCGCACGTCGGGATTGCCAGGGTCGGGCTCGCCCAGCATGTAGGCGATGTCGCCCAGCAGCCTGGGCCAGTCGATACGCGGTGCCGTCATCAGGTCATGGTCCTCTGCCCGTAGTGCGCCAGCAGCAAAGCGTCTGCGCGGTTGTGGTCCTTCTGCCGCTTCAGGTGCGGCTCGGCCAGCGGGTACAGGGCCCGGGCCTTGTCGAGCGCGTCGCCCTTGGCCTTGATGCCGTACCACCGTTGCCACACCCGCGGCGGCACCGCATGCACCGTCACCCGCAGCAGCTCAAGCACCGCCTCGATGCGGCCGCGGTTGAGGTCCAGCGACGACCTGGCCGCAGCGCCCGGGCCCATGCCCATGTGCACGTCCTCGATCACCGCCAGCACCGCGTCGCCCGGCCGCGTCAGGCCCAGCACTAGGTCGCGCACGCCCACCGCGCAGACCTTGCGCTTGACCACGCGGTTCCCGTCGACGCCCACTGTCGGCAGGTCCGCCACGCTGCAGGTGCCGCGAGCGTCCACCGCGGCCAGGGCGCCGGTGACGCCGATGTCGATGCCAAGGACGATCACGACGCGCACCTCACGACGCCCCAGGCGACCAAGACCCAGAACACGGCCAGCACCAGCAGCACCCAGCGCAGCGCGCTCGGATCGCGTGGCACGTTGGCCGGGCAGCGCCGGCCCTGCAGGCAGTGGCCCGAGCACGGCGGGCACGACTCGACGAAGGCGCGGTGCGCCTCCCGCTCATTGCGCGGATGCATGGCTCTCCTCCCAGGCCCCGACGGGGCGATGAATCACGACGGGGTGTTCGATGCCGACGCCATCGGCACCGGGCACGCATAGCCGTTCGGCCGGCTGCCGCCGATCCGTGGCGTGGCAGTGCGGGCAGTGATCGCGCTTCGCGCACCAGCCGCCCATGCAGGCCTGCGCCGGGGACCAAAACGCGCGGGCGCGCGCGGTCTCAACGGCGGGCATCACGGCTCCACATCCTGCTGCAATGCCTGGTCCTCGGCACGCTGCAGCGCGGCTTCCTGCTCCTGCGGCGTCGAGTAGCCGGTCATCTTTCGGCGCAGCTCGCGCAGCTTCTCGCGAGCCTGCGCTGCCAGCTCGGGGTTGAACGTCTGCTGC